AGGCCAAGTCTCCAAGTACGACGCCAAGCCCCCGCCCAAGCAAAGCTGCGACGTTTTCCACGAATACGTATCGGGGTTGTACTTCGCCAATGATTCGGGCGAACTCGGCCCACAGTCCGCTTCGCTCCCCTCGTATCCCGACACCCCTTCCGGCGGCAGATATGTCCTGACAGGGGAATCCCCCGCATACCACATCAACCCGTCCGCGCCACTCGTGCCCTCGGAACGTCGTAACGTCATCCCATATCGGGAATCGCGGTAGCCATCCGTCGCGCTGACGGGCGATAAGTACTCGGCGGCAGTAGGCATCAATCTCGACAGCGCAGACGGGTAGGTGTCCGAGCAGCAGGTCTGCGAGGATGCCGCCACCTGCTCCGGCGAATAGGTGCATAGTTCTAAGTTGTCGTCCAGGTACGTCCATGTCATACCGCCTTCTGCTCCCGCGTCTCGAAGAAGCCCTTGAATCCCCATTCCTGATCCATGACCATGCGCGAGTAGAACGGCGTGTATGAGTTGTTCAGCACAAACTCATCGCCGTTCGTCCGTAGCTTGTGCTCCCACCGCAGCACCTCGAATATCTGCTTCATGCTGCCCGCCGTCGCCCCGCTCGCGCGTAGCTGCTTGGCGAGGCGAACAATGGCGGCGTAGACGTGCGGGTTCGCCGCGTGGAAATCTAGGAATCGCTGCTCGATGGACTTGTAGCGGTCGGTGTAGGGCGGTAGGGTGAGTTGTGTAATCATTCGGCCTCCTTGCTTAGCGCGTTCGCCATCTGGATACATACGGCGGCGGTATCTTGCAGTTCGGCGACTATCGCCTCGCGCGTTCCTGTTGCGTAGTTGCGCTCAAGGATTGCGCGGCAAAGCTCACCGTACTCCTCGCCGAGCACGACGGCCATCGTTTCCAGACTGCGCGGCCCCCACTTCTGTAAGTTCGTCTCCGCTTGTCTCTGCCATTTCTCCATCACTGACTGAATCTTCGGAGTAAGCAAGTAGCTCGTTCCCATGTCGCCCCCTCATATGGATTCCGTGCTCAAGGTTTAGTGCGCCAACACGCCAGTAGGACGGCTTCAACTCGATGCCGACAAATCGCCGATTAAGACGAAGTGACTCATAACCCTCGGAGCCGATGCCGCCGAACGGCGAAAACACCACGTCGCACGGGTTGCTCCAGAGCTTTACGCATCGCTCAATAACATCTAGCTGCAACGGGCAGAGATGCTTTTCGTCCTGTTCCTCGCGTCCAGCGCGGTAGTTGTTGAGCACATTCGTCTCGCTGATTCCGCCTGGACGTTCCGGCGTCTTGCGATACCAGATCGGGTTAGCCCACTCGATCCACTGGTCGGCGGTAATCCATCCTTCGGGGTTGCCGTACTTCTCGGAAATACCCGCGCGGATTGGCTCGGTGTTGTCGCCTGGTTTCCTGAATTGCAGGACGTAATCCGCTAGCGCCATGTGCATCCGGCTGGAATCGGTCGCCAGAGACTTAAAGAGCAGCCCCGCGTCCTTCGTGCGGATAGCTTTTAACTGCGGGTCTTTCTCGATGCAGACCTCGCCGTAGTAAATGAATCCGCCATCCTCCATAGCGCGAATCACGTCGCCACGAAAGTCCTTGATGCCGATATACCCATCGGCCCCCTTGAACGCGACACCTTGGCACAGATGGACGCAGCACGAGCGCCCTGGTTTGAGTACACGCAGAAGCTGAGGCACAAGGAATCGGTAGTGCTCAATCATTTCTGCGTGGCTTCGGACGTTGCCCATGTCGCGCGGCGAATCCGTGTACGCATACATACCCGGAAACGGCGGCGAGAACACAGTCAGGCCGACGCTCTCCTCCTCGATTAGCGCCGAACACTCGACGCAATCACCGTTCATCCATCGATATTCGTCTTTCCTGATTTCATCCAACAAGTGCATGACGACCCTCCTCCATAGCTGACACTATGTTTTCCATCATTGCTTCGGCCTGCGCTTCTTTGCGCTGGATATTCGCAAGGACGGCACCTTCCTTTTCACTGATGACGACGTGCGCGTTGACTTCGCGCTTCTGCCCGAACCGCCAGCATCGCCGGACGGCTTGGTAATACTGTTCCCATGAATCAGACAGGCCGACGAATGCCATGTCTGAACAGTGCTGCCAATTGAGGCCATGACCCGCGATGCTCGGCTTCGTTACCATGACGCGGTAGCGGCCCTCGGAAAATCCGATCAGGGCGTCGCGCTTGTGGTCGTTGTCGTCGGAGCCTTTTACTTCGACCGCATCGGGAATAAGCCGCGCCAATTCCTCGCTCTCGGAGTTGAGGTTGCACCAGACAATCCACGGACGGTCAGACTGGTTTACGAGTTCGGCGCAGAGGCCAGCGCGTTTGCCGATGCTTTCCTTGCGTGCGGCGCGACGGTCTTGCAGGGTCTGCGCTTCGATAGCAAACAGGAATCCATCCGTAACCGTGCCATCTACTACGTGCTGAATCGTGTTTAGCTTCGGTAGCTTGAAGTGCTTGTCGCAGTAGCCGAGGTCGGCGGGGCTTCGCATCGCAATCGACCACGACGATAGCCACTGGTAGAACGGTCGCTCCGCGTGCCCCTTCAATCTCCATGCGTGGGTCGTGTTGCCGTCCTGAATGAAGTAGAGCGCGATAGCTTCCTTGCCGGACAGGATGCTAAGGAAGTCGGACTGGTTGATGATTTCGATTAGATCATTGGGTGCGGGTGTAGCGGTCGCAGACAACCGGAACTGCATTTCAGAGACGAACGACGTGAGCATCTTGCGGTAGTGGCCGTCGTAGTTTTTAAGGATGCTCGATTCGTCTAGTACGACCCCGCCAAAATCTTCGGGCGTGAAGTGGTGCAGCATGTGGTAGTTCGTGACGTTGACGCCTGGACGAATACCGTCCTGCGAACGGCATACGTTTACCTCGATTCCAAACTTCTTGCCCTCGCGTGCCGTCTGTTCAGACACAGCGAGCGGCGCAAGAATCAATACAGGCTTGTCAGTGTATTCGCTGACACGGTGCGCCCACTCAAGCTGCTGTGGCGTCTTGCCGAGGCCGCAATCCTCGAACAGCGCAGCGCGTCCGCGCTTGAGCGCCCATTGCACGCAATGTCTCTGGAACGGGTACAGCTTATCGTTTAGATCGGACTCGTCAATATCGAATCCGGTCATCACGCTGTTGTGCCGCTTGCTTTCAAGAAATGCCGCGTAGCTCATTAATTCCCACTCCCCCAGGTTAGAACCCGCCGTCTCTCCGGCTGTCACGCTTCCGCCGCGTTCGCGTTCCCATCCTTGCTGAATGGAATCTAGTTGCTCGGCGCATTTCTCCACACGCCGCTACGGTCACGGAACTGCCGCGTGTCCTGCGGGTACTTCTTGAGCCGCCCCTCGATGGCGTCCAGCCGCAGGCCAGCCTTGATGTTTTCCAGCGCGTCCACCCGCTTGCGCTCCACGTCAATCTCGGCGCGGAGTGTAGCAGCGAGTGCGTCGAGGTCGGCTTGCGTGGTGTAGGTGGGTGTGGGCGTTGGGGTCGGGTCTGGCGTGGGTGTAGGGGTGGGATCGGGCGTCGGCGCAGGTGCGCTCGTCCCCTGCCAGCCGTAAAGCGGATACGCCGTGCTCTTGAAGCTGCTATCCAGCACAGGGTCTTTGTAGATGTCCGCGCCCATCCATCCCGTCTGCCCTGTCGCCGCTACGCCGAACAGCACGTTATCGGTGCTCACCTTGGAAGGCGTCGAGCAGGACGGGTCGTAGGCCGTGCCAGCGCCGTACCCGCGAACGATGTTGCGCGTCATGCGCCCGCTCACCGCCGCGCGCAGGCCGATGAAGTTGTTGACGTTGATGAGCGTGTTGTTTTCGAGGACGACGCCGGTTGCGCCGGAGTTCTTGCCGATGCAGATGCCCCATGACGGTCGGCCCGTGAAGTTCGCGCTACCCGCTGGCGGCGTATAGTTCTTGCCGATAAACAAATTGTTTAAGATGGTTAGCCCGGAGATTGCCGTTGCGTTTGGCTCGTCGCACAGGAATAGCCCCTGATGGAAGTCCTCAAAGGTGTTCCCTTCTATGGTGACGTTTTTCAGGACTTCGCCGTTGCTTCCGTAATACTGCAAGCAATCTGTATGGGCGTAGTCGCTTCCACTCGCAGGAGCCAAGTCGTTGTTTGAGAAATTGGTTCCATAAAAGTGATTCCCACGAACAACATGCCCCGTTCCAAAGATGCGCCCATAATCGGCGTCGCCTTGCCCGTTCCACCATCTGACGCGCTCAAAGTCGTTACCCTCCACCAGCCAATTCGTTCCGCCAATCCAGATGTGGTACTGCGAGTAGTACGTGTGATTGCCCTGCACCGTGACGCCGTTCTTGAAGCCGGACATCGAGCCGATGCTGGCAGGCCCGATGCCGACATTGAACGAGTCGAGGTAGAGGCCCGACACGAGACAGTTATCGCTCGTAATCGTGACGCCCTGCCCCTGGCCCGCCGTAGTCGCGTGTAGCTTCGCGCCAGCCTGCCCGATTACCGCGATTGCCTTGTTGATCGTGATGCCGCCCGTGTAGTCGCCAGCGCCCACGCTCACCGTGTCGCCAGCCGCCGCGTTATTGATCGCCGTCTGGATGCTCTGGCCGGGGCTTACGGTGATCGTCGCAGCCCCCGCCCCCGGCGCATAAAACAGTGCAGCCCCAAGCGCCGTAGCCGCGAGCGCGAACGCCAGCGCGACGCAGATGTGCCCGCGAATGCGCGCGGCGTGTTCGGTTGATTCGGAGTAGGTCATGTAGTCTCTCCCTGCGCCCCTCGGCGCGTTATCCCGCCACCAGATACGCAACCACCGCCAGCATCGTCACCCCGAAGATCGCCACCGTCGCCCCCG